CTCGTTAATCCAATTTTAAAGGAACATAAATTACCATTGATTAAAGAGGAAAAATCAAAAATTAAAAAAGTAATTGGTATCTATGGTGGTAGGTATCAACCATTTGGTCCACATCACTTAAAAACTTACAAGTGGTTAAAGTCAAAGGTAGATGATGCTTACATCACCACATCAGACATTAAAAAACCACCTAAACACCCTATGAATTACAGAGAAAAACTTCGTCATATGGTAAAGATGGGTGTTCCTAAGAATCGTATTATAAAGGAAAAAGTTCCATTAGTGGCAAATAATGTGCTAAAAAAATACGATTCTGAGACTACTGCCGTGATATATATATTTGGAGAAAAAGATGCGGGTAGATTGGCAGGTGGTAGAAAGAAAAGTGGTGGATTATCATATTTTCAAGATTATAAGAAAAATAAGAATAATCTAAAGGGATATGAAGAACACGGATATTTTATGACGGCTCCGCACCAATCAGTTAGAGTTGGTGGAAAAGAAGTTAGTGGAACGGTAATGAGACAATTACTTGGTTCACCTAAAATAGATGATAAAGATAGACCTAAATTATTTAAAAAGGCTTTTGGTTATTTCGATAAAGGTGTTTATCAAATGATGACCAATAAGTTTAGAAAGTTATTTGAGATTAAAGAAGGTTTAATTACAGAAGGATTAGTTGCCGCTAGAAACAAAGGACATTTGAAAAATGGTGGTAAGACAGCATTAAGTACAAGTGGAATAATTTCTAAGTTTAAAGGTAGGGGGGATATTGCGGACGCGTTTAGTTTTGCTATGAAAGACTTGGAAAGAGCTATCGGTTCACTTTCTGAAAAACAAAGACAAAAGATATTCAAGGATGGTAAAGCTTGGATGAATCTTGAGGTAATGTGGCCTAAGTCATCTAATGTGATAAATTATGACAAGGCAGAAATTGTATTTCACGGGGCAATAGAATATGATGATGATGGAAATGCTATAGGTGAGGTCAAAGATAGTGCAAGAATGTTAGCTGGTATGATTAAACAGGTTAATCAGAATATACAGAAACGATATAAGATTGGAAAACCAAATTTTCTAACCGTACCTAAACATCAAGATTTTGGAAAACAAAAGAAAAAGTTTTTCAGTAAATTAAATAAATTACAGAAACAATATAATTTAAAGGATAACGATACACTTTCAATGTATCATCAAAGGTATTGGGAAGAATACATATTTAATGCAGCAAAACAATTTGGTTTTACAATTCGAAAGGCACCACTAAAGAAATTAACTAAAAGATGGGCCTTCTTTGATAAATCGTATAAAATTCCGATGATTAGAAAAGATTTTAAAAATCATCCTGAATTTTTAGATTGGGTATTGACTACGGATAAAGTAGACCATTCTAAAATGGTTAAGGCTAATATGAAACCATTTGAAGAATTGTTCTTTGAGGTGGGAGCAGAAATAATGACAAATGTAAGTGGTTGGTTAGCAGCAAATCCAGACTCTACGGTTCAACGAGTAAAGAAACAATTAGATAGTGCCATTAAAAGTGTAAGAAGTAAAAAAGATTTGAAAAAATTAAATACTTTAAAATTACAATTAGATAAATTAAATAAGATTGGTGGATTAAAATCAATTGTTCCGAGTGAAGGAATAGTTTTTAAATATAATGGAAAAACTTACAAATTTACAGGAGCATTTGCACCAATCAATCAAATAACAGGTTTGATGACATTCTAATGGAAGATTTTGAAGATATACAAGAACTTTTTAAAGTCAAGAAAATGAGTAATATCAAATTTATTGTGAATATTATAGGATTGTTGGGTGCAATAGGTGGTGGATGGTATAAATTAGAAAGTAGAGTATCTGTTTTGGAAGAAGAAATGAATAAACAGAGTGAAATAAAGACAATTCAAGCCGAAATAGAATTAATGAAAAGAGATCAAGAACTTGATGAATTAAAATTCAGATGGAAACTTGATTCGTTACAAAGGAGTTAGTTTATGAATGAACATCAAAGGCATGTAAAGGCAAGACAAGACATTTTGAGTGGTAAAACACCAGATAAACGAATTTTTGTCCATATGGAAGATTTAGACGAAAAGAAGAAACGAGAAGAAGAAATAAAAGCGGATAGGGAACGAAAAAATGACCGAATGGACGCTTTAAAAGAAGCAAAAACTCCTTGGTTTTGTCCTAATTGTGATAAAGTGATGAATAAACGATTAGATGATAAAATGTATAGATTACATAATCAATGTTTTGATTGTCAGGTTAAGTTTGAAAATAAACTTCGTATTGATGGTAAATTTGAAGAGTGGGAAGAAAAAAAGGTCTTAAACAACCAACTTTCCTATGTTAAAGAACAAATTGAAAGTATAGAGAGTTGGAAAGATGAGGCATCTAAGCCAGTAGAAGTATTCGATTCGGTAGGAGTTAAGGAAGTTGAGCTACAAAAGGAAAAGTGGAGTCAAAATAAGGAACAAGTTGAAACTATGTCTAAAGAGGCACTCGAAGAATTAAATAACATGAAAACAGAAGTTGAAGAAAAACTCAATAGTTTAGAAGTTTAATATTTATAATTGTGTTAGTCTATATTGGAGAAATTAAGTGATTAAAATGAAGAAATTATTAGAAGAAAAGGTAGATCTTGATGATATTTCTATGAATCACCAAAAATTACTAAGGGTTGGAAGTGATTATATTCATAAGGCACGAGATGGACGACTTTGGTATGAACTTGAAAATGATATTAAAAAGAGTAAGAATAGAACTTTAATAAGATATTTTAAAAAGTATGATAAAGCTCGTCTTGAACTTCAACATGCTGGTGCAATGTTAACAAGAGCTTTTAACTTGGAAAAAAGATGATTAAATTAAAAGAACTTATTGTAGAACGGATTGTAACTACATCAGAGTTTGAGAAAATTATTAAACAGGCTCAAAAAGAAACTGGTAAAAAAAGTAAGATACCATCTGGTACAAAAAAACTTTGTAAGGAAGTTATGAAAGAGGGTTTTCATAGATTAGATTATAAGGGTAAACCTGGTAGTAAAAGATATCCTACTAACATAATGTATCAGTATTACGCTTATGTACAAGGTTGGGGACATAGTAAATTTAAAGGACCTGCCGATTGGTTCTTAAAGGGTAGTAAGTTTGACCCGATTTTGAAATGGATTTATGAAAATGATTATTATTCAAATCCATTTGATTATGATTATTTGAAATATCATGTAGATTCAGATATGCAATCAAATCAAGTTGTAGGAAATATCAGACCTGGTTCAAAAGATGTAGAACCAGCATATTATTTGGTAAAAGATTTTTGGAGTTCATTTGACTTGAGTAGAAGCCACAGAAATTTTGATGTAGTTGTTAATAAAGTTGAGTGGTGGTTGGATAAAAACAAAGTTGAAACAAGATGAGAGATTATTTAAAAGAATTTAGTGGTGATGTCATTGGTGATTTTTTAGTCGATAATGATATTAAAGATATTTTAAATGAGGCTGGTTCACCAACTACAAATGCACCAGTAGATGACGGACCCCCTACATTTTATCAATCATTAGGACAATACAAACAAGAAACGAAAGATTGGATACAACAATTACAAAATGATTTGGGGTGGAAAGTAATTGACTATATATTAAGTGATGGAGCAATGGATCCTGAAGAAGATTATACTATGTCTCACAGAGCAACAAACCCTGTTTCACATGGTAAAATAAGTAAGTATAAAGATAATGTTCGAGATGTTTTAGATGTGGTAGGATGGAGAGTGATAAAATGGATGGGAGTTGGTAAGGACGCATTAATAGCAGGTCCACCTATAGCATCTGGAGTTGATTCAAAAGGTCGTAAGGAAGATAACGAAAAACAAACAAATAAAGCAGCCAAAAAAAGTGGAAAGAAATTTAAAGGTGGTCGTTCAAGACTTCATGTTGAGAAATACAATCCACTTTCAAAAGATTGGTGGAATGATGAACTTAGAGAATTACTTGTAGAGGGTGGAGCATACGGACATATGGCACATCCTTTTGATGATAAGGATTTAACATTTAAAGATTTGAAGAATATCATAGAAAGAGGTTTAGGTGGAGAGTTAAGTCGTGAAGATAATGTAACGGAGAAACTTGACGGGCAAAACCTTATGATAAGTTGGAGAACATAGTGAATTTGATTGAACAAAAATTATGGCAGTTAATCAATGAGGCATCACCAACTGGTACATCAGGATATGGTAGTGGTATCACCACAGGAGATGCATGGCCAGACGGATTATACACCAAAAGAGGTGAAAGACGATTTGTAGGACCTGCAAGTTTAACTCGTGGGATGCAACAAATCGATTTTCCAGCATCAGATAATATTTATGGTGGACCAGATAGTTTAAATAATGAAAGACGAGCAAAAAGAGATGCAGGTAAATTGTATAAATACCTAAGTGATCCAGATGGTAATTCAGAAGTTAAAGCAAATGAATTACGAGATGATACACCACCATTATCACCTAAACAGAGAGTTTATGGGATACACGGATTTCATAGAAAACAAGAATATACCATTCCACCTGAAACTGCAAATTTTTATTCTACATCAGAAACTTTGGTAAAACCAACAACACCACCTGAAGGAACTGAAAGTGGTGGAGTTCCAGCAACTCCAGAACCTGGTTCAAAGGAAATGGGTAGTTCAAGTGGATATAGACAAGTAAATCCAAGTGGAGAAAAAGTTTTTGCAAGTAACAAAAAATTATGGAATCAATGGAAAGACCACAGAATAATGGGTAAAGTTAAAGGTAGGTAAAGGAAAGGATCAAAATTAGTTGATTTATTACCAGAAGGAGCTAAATAATGCCGTTAAGTAAAGGACAAAAATCATACCAAACCAGACAGAGAAATCAAATTAAGTTTATACAGCAAACTTATATGAAATATTCTAAAGTTTGGAAAAAAGAAGATCCAGAAGGATATGAATTCGCTTTAAAAGATGGCCCCAAAAAAGTTTCATTTTGGATTGGATTTACAATGTGGCTGTTCAAATCAGGGAGAGTAAAATAATGGCTATTACAATAGATGTTAAAGTTGGTGATACAATTTTAGTAGGAAAATTTAAAAACAAGAAGATGAAAATTAAAGATATAGGTGTAGACAAACATGGGATGCCAACAATAAATGGTAGAAAGGCCACTACATTTAGAATACACAAAAGGGTTAATATTTTTGATAAACCTGTTGAAGAAAAAATTTCGAGAGATCAGGAAGGTTATGGTAAATATGAAAAACCTGATGATAGTGAATTTGATGAACCATCTAAAACAAAACAATTAGAGGGCAAATCTACATATAAACAAATAATGGAGATGTGATAATGAAAATATGGAAAGTCATATTAGGATTCTTTGGTTTAATTGGTGGACTTTTTGCCGCTAATGCGGTTACTAATAAAAGTAAAGAAGTGAAAGAATTAGGAAAGGCTATAAAAGAAAATAAAAAGAAAGAAAAAGAGATAGTAAAGGGAATAGAAAAATTACAAGAAAATAAAACAAAAAATAAAAAAGAAATAACAAATCAAAAAAGAAAATTGACCATCCATAAAAAAGAGGTCAAAAAAATGGAAACCGCTTACGAAAGTGATGATGTAGAATCCGCAGAGGAATTTTTACGGAAGTTTTCCAAGAGTAAATAATTATATATGTATATAAGGAGAAAATAAAATGGCAAGCAATCCCGTACAAGGTAAAGGTATTGGAGGCAGAACAGCTGGTCGAATACATGCAACTGGTGATTATAACAGAATAACAAAAGTACCTTCAAGTACTACATTTCATGCAACTGGTTCAAATGCTGGTGCTGCTTTTATATGTGAGGCAACTAATAATGTTGTTATTCACGCTGCAAATGGTGGAGTGATACCAGGAACATCTTTGACAGCAGATACACTTTATCCAATTGGAACAAAGAAAGTAGTGATTGGTGGAACTGGTGTCGTTTACATACTACACAGATAGGAGTTAATATGAAATATCTTTGGATATTATTATTATCCATCCCATTACTTGGACAAGAAATACAGAAGGACGGTCAAACACCAAAAACATTCACTTACGCAGAAGCATTAGAAATGTTAAAGGCCCGTGATGCACAATGGGAAGGTAAGATACAAAAGGCAGATTCCCTAATATCCTCACAGAAAGTAGTGATTGGTGATTTTGAAAACTTAGTGGCTAAATTAGAAGAATCCAATAATGTTGATTCATTATTGTTAGTTGCTAAAAATAAACAGATTACTTTGTTGAAGGCTCGTGATGATATGAATGAAAAGATGGTTAAATTAGTTGAACCTAAATGGTATGAAAACCAATATTTGTGGTTAGTAATAGGATTTATCTTTGGAAAAATATAATGAGTGATATGAAAGAAGTCATCAAAAAGGAATATTTAAAGTGTGCAAAAGACCCTGTATACTTCCTAAAAAAGTATGCTGTAATTCAACATCCAATTGAGGGTAAAGTTCCTTTTAATTTATATCCATTTCAAGAAGCTTCTATAAATGATTTTAAAAATCATAACTATAATGTTATTCTGAAAGCACGCCAGTTAGGAATATCAACATTAACTGCAGGATATGCACTATGGATGATGACATTTCAATCAGACAAGAATATATTGGTTATAGCAACTAAACAAGATACCGCTAAAAACTTGGTTACGAAAATCCGAGTGATGCACGCAAACCTACCGAGTTGGGTAAAGTCAAATTGTGTTGAGGATAACAAACTCTCACTTAGATACTCAAATGGTTCACAAGTAAAGGCGATATCATCTACTGAGGACGCAGGTCGTTCAGAGGCACTATCTTTACTCGTTAT